TTGGTGTCCATGGCTATGTACCTTCTTCCGTGATCTTCTTCCACCCGTCCGGGTTAACGGATGGGTTCCAGACGTTGGCGGCGAGCAGGGATTCGTAGAGCTCATCCTGCCACCACCCTTTTTCGCCTTTGGAGAATGCAAGGCCGGCGGTGATGGTCTCGGGGATGATGCGGAAGCCCTGCTTGTAGGCGATGTCTTCCCAGAGGGCCGGGGCGGCGTCCGGGGTGTTCTGGGCCGTGTCCCAGAGGTCGGAGGCGGCGCGCTTGATGGTGCCGCCCCAGTTGATGCGTGTGCCGGCTTTGACGAGGCTGCCAGAGCCGGTCAGGCGGGTAAAAAGCTCCGGTGCGAGACTCGCGTCGGCGTCGGTGAGACTGGCTGCGCTTTTGACGATATAGGGGCGCAGCGCCCGCGCCCGCTCGGTATACGTGCTCATGTCAGTCCGCCTCCCCGAGCAGAATTTTTGCGGCGGTCTCGGCGTCCGTCAGCGGCAATGCTGCACCCATTTCCTCATAGCTGCCTTCTGGCTCAGTACCTTTCAGCGTATGGTCTGTGAGATGAAACACCATGTCAGAAAGCACCTGATGTTCAGTTCCTTCTTCATCCGTAATAGTCACAGCCATCTTCGCGCAAAATCCTTCTGCCTGATCTTCCTTGCACGGGACATAACAACCGTTGCCGTGCAGTCGGATGGGCACAATACTGTCCGCATAACCTGCAAATGCGCCGTCTTGTTTTACTGCATACATGGTATCCCTCCAAATTTCTCTTGATAAATTTTCTCTAATCGCTCTGTACTTGCGGTACGCAGTCGATTTTTCCAGTAGCCGTTTTCCTGCCCCGGCCATTTGTCATCCGTAAAGTCTTCACCGCATCCGTTTTTTTCATACCAGCGGTAGAGGCGTTCAAGCATTTCTTGCCGCAACGCGCCCTCTGGTGTATTCTGCCTGAAATGCTCCCACCCGTTTTCGGATGTCGCAGCGCATATCCGCCTGCCGTCCGCTGCAAACAGGAACCCTTCGATCTCCGATACCACAGTCCCATACTGGAGATTAAATGCTCCATCAATACCCTGTCTATGAAATCGCTTATATACGATATACTCCATGGATTTGTCCCTCATACACAAAAGCCGGGTGAAAAGCCGAAGGAAGCGCGCGCGGTGCGGTCTTCGGCTGTCCCCTTGGTGTTCACATTCTCGAAACCGTCGGAGCTGCTCGCAAGCGGAGAACGGAGCCACCAACGAGCGGCGGCACTCGTTCCGTTGTGCTTGTACTTTACCTTGCTGTTTCCAGCGGAATAATAGGCGTACTGCGCTTGCTTACTCGCCTCGTTCGAGTTTGCTCTCGAAATGCTCCCGAAAACCTCAAACTCCGAGAGGAGGAAAAAGTAATCCTTTGTCGCCGTGACCGCACTCGCGGATGTGCTATTATTTCCCGTATTGTCCGTGTACTTGGTAACGGACTTTAGGACTGCACGGAGCGCCGCCGGAATGACTGCGATAATCGTTCCGGAATAGCTCGAGAGGCTTGTCCCGCAAATATTTGTACGCATTTGCGAGCTCGCCCATCCGCCGGAGTTCGTTGCACTACTGTTCATAGAGAAATAGCCGGTTGTCGAAACGGGCGAGGTATAGTAACTATCGCAGAAACACACGTCCGTACCGCCGGAGAGCGCGGTCTTTGCAAGTTGGAAATGGATACGGTTTTCCCCTTCTAGGCTCGCGTTATGGTTAAATCCAATAATGAACGCATATGTTGTGTAATTAGATAGTGTAAGATGTCCAACCGTGCCGTTTAGCGTTACAGCCTTTCGGTCACCGACGCTCCAATAGTTCGCGCCCTGTCCCGCGTCGGATATATTTTTTATTGTTTCCCAAGTATTTTTATTCAGTGTCGGATATACAAAATTAAGCGACACCGCGTAGCTGTCCGTGATAGATACGGATTTTGTGTCGGACGTTTTCCCATCCAGTGTCGCAGATACGCTCCATGTGCCGATCTCCGGAACGATAAGCGTACAAACGCCGGTGCTGTCAGATGTTCCGCTGATCGTTTTGGAGCCGTTCGTCGCTGTGACCGTCGCACCGGCAGATACCGTTACGACCAGTTGCGGAACGATCCCGGTTTGAATCGTACCGACTGCTGCGGCAAGCCCTTCGATGGTCTGTGCCGCAGGGGCTGTGCCGCCTTTGGCCTCCACTGCGTCATACGCCGCGCCGACTGCCGTGATAATGCGGTCGATCTCTGTCTGTACGCTCATGTCTGTTCCTCCTTTAAATCGCAGCGAGGGCGTTTTCGATGTCGTCTGTCATGCTGACGGTGCCGCCGGAGGTATAGCCTGCGGGGATGTCTACGCTGGTCTGCGTGAGGCCGTCGATGGTCTTTGCAATCGCGCCGTTGTTGGCCATGGTGCCCTCGACCTTGCTGCCGTCGGCAAGGACGATAAACTTTCCATCCAGCACGTCAGCCGCTCCGGCAGTCACGCCGGAAACGTCCTTGTACTTGTCGGGAATCGCTCCGACCGCGACTTTGCCGAGGACTTTGCCCTTTGTGGGCGTAATGTCCTGCGCGGCCTCGGCAGGCGTGACGGACTTGTTTTCCAGCACGACGGATACCTTGCCCGCGCCGGAGTGCTTGCCCGCCGGGACGGTGTATTCCTGATTGCCGGCCGTCGCGTCCAGGACCTTTTCGACCGCGCCGTTGTCCGGCATGGTGCCAGCCTGCGTTACGCCGTCTGCATCGATAAAGACTTTATTCGCCAGCACGTCAGCGGGCGCGGCGGTCGTGGCGGAGACGTCCTGATAGTTTTCCGGGATCGCGCCGACGGTCACACCGGACAGGCCGTAATAGCCCTGATCGGGCGTGACGGCCTGCTGCTCCTTCGTCGGCGTTACCGACTTGGCTTGCAGCTGGTAGTTGCCGCCGCCTCCGACGCCCTTTACCGTTCCTGTGCCGTCGTGGTAGCCCTTCGGGACGGTATAGCTCTCGCCCTCCTTGACCTGCGCGTCGACCGCGCCGTTATTCTTGATGGCGGCGGCCTTGTCGGCCAGCGCGCCGAGCTTGTCCGTGCTCGCGGCGAGGCCGAGGCCGACGAGCCATGTGCGCAGCTTGTTCCGCGCGGTCTGCAATCTTGTAATTTCAGTCTGTGTGCTCATAAAATCCTCTCCTTAAATCGTCGCGAGCAGCGCGTTGATGTTGCCGACCTCCGCAAACACAGCGGCGGACGTTACGGGCTTGGTGTTGTCCTTTTCGACTGCGTCCGCCGTATCGACGGACAGGGTGTTGGTTTCGGCGTCCAGCTTGAGGCCGGGGCCAATGTTGTAGCCGCCGCCGGAGCCGCCGCCGGAGCCGCCGCCCGACTGCCGGGCCTCGTTGATGGCGGCAACGAGGTTGTCCTTGTTGTAGGTCTTGAGATCGTCCAGGTCACCGATCTGCTCCTGCAGCTGCGCCCAGATCGGCAGCGTCGGCTCCGCAGCCGGGTCGCCGGACGGCTCTGCCGCGGGCATGACTTTGCCGAGCGTCACCCATACCGTCGGGAGGACGACGCCGGAGGCGTTGGATCCGTACACACCGACGCGGGCGATCAGCCCGGCGTCAGCAAGGATCTCATACGGTACGATCAGACGGTTCCCGTCCCACTCGGATTCCAGCACGTCTACAGTTTTCTTCCTGTTTGTAAATACTGCCGTCTTCGTCAGGCCGTCCCATTCCTCGGAGAACGCGAACCGGACGCTGACGGCCTTCGCCATGCCCGCCGTCAGAAGCTCCGGCGGCGAGCACAGATGCGCGCAGGCTTTGGTGATGTGGATCTGGATCATGTTATTTCGCCTCCTATGCAATCACAGTGCCGTTCACAAGCAGCTTTCCGGCGCTGTTGCACTCCAGCACGGCCCGAATATTTGTGTTGTAACAAACATAGAACCCCGCCGCCGACATTCCTCTAAACCAGTTGTTTGTCGCTCCGACTGATTCGTTTCTGGATAATGGTGTTACAAATCTCCCGCTCATCCAGATGCCGTATCCGTCTTTTACAATCCTGTCTTGATACTCGCCACTTCCCCCGCTGCTCGGCGGGCCTACGACGTACTCGACGATATAACTGCCGGAGATCCGCGCGACCTTGACGCGGTCTCCCGCGGCGAAGGTGGCCGACGTGTTGCACTTGTAATGCTTCGTCGTGGCCTCGGTCTGCCCCTCGAGGATGAGGGACAGTCCGTCGTCATAGACCGCGCCGACGGTCGCAAGAAAGGCTTCCGGCAGGTTTTCGTCCGGGATCTCGATATTCGTCACAAACAGGCTGTTGATGCCCTCCATTATGCGATCACCGTCCTTTTTGCAGAGTGTGTCATGAGGCTTCCGGCCTGCAGCGTGACCGACCAGCCGGTTTCGAGGTAAATTCCGCCGATCTCGTCGTGCGTCAGGGCGAGGATATCGCCGACGCCGTGCCCCGGCTCGTTGAGCGTGTAAAATGTAATGGCGCGCGTAGCAAGCAGCGACTCGTTGCGGCGCTTGTCGGCGTAGGCCTGCAATTCGTCCTGCGAGGCGATATTGTCTACCCGCTCGACGGAGGTAATGCGCATGCCGCGCTTGAATGTGGATTTCTTGGAGGCCGGATTGTCGTTGACGGCCGTCGCCACCATGGCTGCGTCCATGTCCGGGTTGTTGCAGGTCACGACGAAAACGTTCGGCGCATCAAAAATGTCTGTTTCGTCCGACCAGTCCGGGCCCGGATGTTTCTCCGGGAGAAACAGGTCCGTCACGCCGTAGCGCCAGTCGATGATGGCGGCGGACGGCTCCTGATACGGTTCGAGCCTGCACACGCCGTCCGCGTCGAACCAGAGGCTTTCATAGTTGATCTCCGAGAGCAGCGTGTTGATGATCGTCAGGTAGCTTGTTCCGATTGGCCAGTCTTCGCGGTCTGTCGCCAGCACAGCGGCGTTCGGCGTTGCGATCACGAGCGAGATGCCGCAGGCTGTCAGCAGCTTGCGGATCTCGGTGATGTACGATGAGCCAGCGGCAAGATGCAGGATCGTTTCGGTTTTTTGCGTATACACGCGCCAGCAGCGGTCGTAGGCTTCGATCTCTACGCGCGTGCTGCCCGCGCTGCCTTTTTTGCCGACGGTCGCGGACTGATAGATACCAAGAGAGTGCTCCGTCCCGTTTACGATGATCCATGGCCGCAGCTCGTCCGATTCCCACGCCGCTATGGCATTGGGAAGAAAGCTGCCCTTGAGCGTGCCGTGGATGTTCGCGGCGCGGTCGCTCATGATCTGCGGTGGGCTGCCGGTGTCCCATTGCAGCTGCGTGATGGGCGCGCCGTTCCGGAGCACGTCGATGCGGTAGCTTACGTCACGGGTCAAGGGTGATCGCCTCCTCCCGGTTGGTGTGCGAGATGGTGAAGGAATAGCGGCGCATGAACTCGTCGCAGTTGCTCTCGAGCGACGGGAGCGAGCCGATGGCCATGTTTCCGTAGCGGTCCTTGATGCAGACGAGGCGGCCTACAAGGGCCTCAAGCGCAAGGGCGGCGGCCCGCTGCGCGTGCGGCCAGGCGCAGGCGACGGACAGGGCGCGGTCGCGCTGCTCGCTGCGCTCCTCGACGGGGTAGGCAAGGCCCGCCAGATGGACGGTCGAGACACCGGCCGAGAAGCTGGTGCGGTTGGTGCGCAGCTGCGTCTCTGACAGGCGCATTTCCAGCCAGACACCGGTTTCCAGATCGCAGATCATGTTGGTCTCGGGCAGGATCTCGACGGTATCCGAATTGGACACGCCGTAGTTATCGCTTTCGTCGTAGCAGCCGCGGACGCGGTAGGTCACGCTGCCAATGCTTGTGTGGTCGATGTACTGCTTTTGTGCAGTGCGGCCAATGGCGACGCCGTCCCGCTCGATCAGATAAAAATCATAGCTGCCTGCGGTCTGCCACGTCAATGCGGCCTCATGGCTTGCGCCGGCCGACAGTGTGATCACCTCGCCCTCGGTGTGCGAAACGGGGAGCGCGGCTGCGCTCCACTCGGACCACATGCCGTACTTGTTCTGCACGCGCACGCGAATGGTGTAGCTTCCGTCGGCGAGGTAGACCGGCGAGTGCCATGCTTTCTCCGTGCCGTAGACCGTGCCGGAGGCGTAGCCGCTCGAGAGCGTCAGCTGATAGGCTTCCTGCTCAGAGGTCTGCCAGGTGATGCGCGGGCGCGGGCCGGTGGACTGGATCACGATGGACGGTGCGGACGGGGCGTTGATGGCGATAAACTCGGCCTTGTCGCTCCATTCCGACGGCGTGCCGTCTGTGTTGTAGGTGCGGACGCGCCAGTATTTTGTTCCGCTTGTGAATTTGTTCGCCGGAACGTCGTAATACTGGTTTTCTCCCGTGACGGTTGCAAGGGTATTCCACGTCGTGCCGTCGGCGGACCATTGCAGATCCGCTTTACTCTGCGGCGTGCCGGTGGAAATGATGTGCTTCCACGAGAAGCGGTTGGCGATTGTCGCGTCGATGACGATGCCGGAAGGGGAGACGGGCTTGGCCGTCGGGGTAACGTCTGTTGTCGTGATCTCCTGCCATGCGGACGTCGTTGTCGTGCCGCTGTTTGCCGTCACCTTTACGCGCCATTCGAGCGTCCCTGACGGGAATGTGTTCGCCGGGACCGTGCAAGAGGTCGTCGCGCCAGACACGCTTATCGTTTTTGATGTGCTTGCGTTTTTTACGCGCCACTCAAAAACAGCGGAGGTTTGTTTTATCTCCGCGAAGCACGTCTGTGTGAGATCTGTGTCGTCAGTGGTATCCCATGTAAATGTATTTTTTTGCGTTCTGTTTACAAAAGCCCCTGACGACGGTGCGAAATTCTCCGCCTTTATTCCTACATTATCATTAGAGTATTCGCACTCAAGGAATGGTTTGTATGATGATTTTGCACCATAAAAAATCGCCTCTGATGCGTGTCCTTCTCCGCCCGTTATAAAAGCAAACAAAAAGCCGTTGCGCAGACCGTGCTCAAGTCCATTCTTCTCCGCTGCATTGTATTGCGACATTGTGAATGTCACCTGCGCCTGTACAACTTTATTGAGTTCGTTCCAACTTGCCGACCCGCTTGTTGATCCATCCTTCAACTGCTGCGGCTGCGTCGCATATGTCGCCGTACTTACATCAAGCGGTTCTTTCAGCCCGAGCGCATAGGCTGATATATACGCTGCCCCCCAGCTCCCCAAGGTGCCTTTCGTTGGCATTGCATATACTACAAGCTTAACCTTTGTAATGCGTTTGTACTTGTACGCTGCTGCCGGTTCTCCGAATTTCAGTAGTATGTTGTCCCACCCGCCGAACGTTCCGGAATGGTTTGTAAACGGCTCCACAAACAACTTGTATTGTGTAAGATCCGAGAAGTTCGTGTTCGGATAGTTCTTCGCGACTGCTGTTGATCCACTCGCCGGTACTGTAAAGGTTGCCATTTACTTTGCCCCCATTCTGGCTGTGATGCGTGCGTTTTTGGCGATGCGGAGGATGGTGTCGAGGTCGTCGACGTGGTCCACGTAGACGGTGGTGTTGTAGGTATCGCCGGATGTGTAGCGCGTTTCGCTGGCTGTCTGGATACGGGAGCCGGACGGCAGGAAGATCCGTTCAAGCCCGTTTTCGTTCACCCGCGTCCATCCGCCTCGCCAGTTGTCCGTTCCGGCGGCGTTGCCGCCCAGATAGCGGCGAACCCATTCGTCCTCTGTGATGCCGATGGTGGACGAATCGCCGCGGGCAACTGCATCCTCGTAGGCTTTGGCGAGGTCTGCCGCGCTCTGCCCCCACTGCTGCTCTGTGTAGCTATCGAGCAGATTTTGGTAGTTGTTGCCGTTGCCGCTGGAATAGCCAAAGCCGAGCGCGTGCGTCAGCTGCCCCCAGCCCTCGCCGATGTGGCCGGTCGAGATGTTTACTACGCCCTTGATGAGTTCCGCCGCGTCGGCGATGAGCGCCATTACCTTTGCGAGTGGCTGCAATGCCTTGGTCAGCGCCGGGACGCGGTTGTTGGAAAGATCGGACATAGGGTTCAGAATATCTCCGACGGTATCCAGCAGCATGCCGAACGAGTCGACAATGCCGGAGTCCTTGAGCGCCTTGCCGCCGTCCTTTACCATGGTGGTCACGTCGCCGTAGAATTCTTCGAGATACGGGGCGAATTCGGCGGACAGCTGGTTTTTGACGCCCTCCTGCGTCTTTTGCAGGCGCTGGTATGCGTCGTCGACTGCGCCGAGCGCGGAAAGCGCCTCGTCGTCGAGCACGTAGCCGACGTTGTGCGCCTCGTCTGCGTAGGCCTTGAGGGTCTGCGAGCCCTGAATGATCAGCGGATTCAGATCCTGCGCGGAGCGGCCGAAAATGTCCATGGCCATGGCGTCCCGCTCGGTCTCGTTTTTTACCTGCCCGAGCGCGTCAATCGTTTCGTAGAAAACGTCGTTCGCGCTGCGCATGCTTCCGTCAACGGCATTGGTGACGGAAACGCCCAACTCATCAAAGGATGCCTTCGCATTACCCGTGCCGTTCATCGTGTCCTGCATGTTGTTGGTCAGCTTTGTCAGGCTTCCCTGCAGGGTGTCGACGGATACGTCGATCAGCTCGGACGCATAGGCAAACTCCTGCAGCTGCTGTGTCGATTGCCCGGTCTGCATGGATAGCGTGATGATGTTGTCGGCAAAGGCGGCGGACTCCTTCGTCATGGAGATCATGGCTTTTTCTGCTTTGATGATCGCCGCCGCGACGGCAGCGAAGCCGCCCGCCAGCGCCAGTGACTGTGCATCGAGGCTGCCCATGGCGTTCATGGAGGACTTCATGCCGTCCGGCAGCTGAATGCCGAGCTTGGACGTCAGGCCGTTCACTACGTCGCCGAGGTTGCCCATCTCCTTGCTGGAGTCGGCGATCTTCTGCTTGTTCTCGTCAAACTGGTTGTTGAGATTGTTTAGCTCAGCCTCGGCGTTGTTGAGGCTGGTCTGCCACTGCATGGTGCGCTTGTCTGCCTCTCCATATTTCTCGGCCGACTGCTGGAGCGCAGCCTTGAGATACTCGATCTTCTCCGCCTGCGTGGAAATCTTGCGCTCTAAGACGTCATTCTTGGCGTTTAGGGCCTCTACGCTGTCCGCGTTCTGCGCGTAGGCAGAGGATACCTTGCGCATTTCCGAGTCCAGCACCTTCATGCCGCTGCCGATCTCGGAAATGGCCTGCTTGTATTCTTTTTCGCCCGAAAGCGTAAATTTTGTATTGATGTTCGGCATGTTAGGTGCCTCCGTTCAGATAGGCCGACAGGCTCTGCGGCTGTTCCTGCTGCTCCGGCTGCTTTTGCGGCGCAAGCGCGTCAAGCAGGAGCGTTATGCGGCGCGGGGACATGGTTTTCCAGAAATCCCGCTCCGGCAGATGCAGCCGGAATAGCCAGATTGCGAGATAGCCGGGGAAATCAAAGCCCAGCTGCTTCGGTTTCCCCGGCGGTGTCAGTTTTTTTCGTCTTCCGACGTTTTTTCACCGAGTTCTTCCTCCGGCGGCGTGACTGCAGCCTGGATCAGCGGGTAGATCCGCGTCCCGGCCTCGAGCGTCCGGTGCATGGTGAGCTTCCGGCCCAGCTGCTTGCTGGTAAAGTGCAGCGGAAGGCCGTTTTCGTCGGTGATGCCCTGCGTGTCTGCAGCGTCTGTCAGCATGGCGGCCAGGAAGGCCAGCGTGCTTTTGAGGCCGTGCACCGTATTCAGCGCGCGCAGCAGATTGCCGTCGTATTCGTCCTGCACGTCGGCAAGGACATTCATGTTGCAGGAGAGCCGGTATACCCGGCCCTCGAATGCATAGTCAATGGTTTTCAGTTTGGTCGTCTCCATCAGGTTTCACCCAGCTTTCCCTTGATCCACGCGACTGCGTCGGTTGCGCTGTCTACGGTCTCGACTTCAAGCAGCAGCTCGTCGGTCGAATCGTCTGCGAGGAATTCGCCGGTAGTGGTCGGCGTGTTGAACTGGATGTTCTCGCCCTTGGTCTGGTAGGACAGTGAGGGCGGGCCGAACAGCACCTTCGGCACCCACACGCAGGTGTACTTGGTCACGCCGTCGATCTTATCCGGCGCGTAAAAGCCGACACCGACGTAATTCGCGATGTCCTTGGCCGAGAATTTCAGATTTTCCTTGCTGGTGTCGGACGTGCAGCCATAAAACATGGTTTGCGCGTTCTTTTTCAGGTACTTGACGGCCAGCGAGATCGTGCCGCCGGTGGCAAGCTTGATGTACTCGGCAAGCTTGGATTCTGCGTACAGGCGGCCCTCGGCGAACTTGAGTTCCAGTTGCGCGCTCATGGCGTCGCCGACGTCGGTCGGCTCTGTGTAGGTCACGGTGCCGGACGTGTTTTTATACTTTCCCGCCCGGATGCCGCGTAAGTCAAAACTAGGCATTACAGTAAGCCCCTTTCTTTCAGCTTTTGTGTGAGGATTTTTTCGAGTTCCGCGTTCACGCGCTTCTGCGCGCTGCGGACACCCTTTGTCCAGAAATAAGTCCCGTCGATTTTTCCGTATTCCGCACTGCGGCCGTAATTCAAAACAAAAAGCACGGTCGCTCTGCGCGTTCCGTGCTCGTTTTTGCCAACTGCCGTGATGGTGATATACGGATCTCCGTTTTTGTCCTGCTTGATGGTTTTGCGGTATTTCACGCTGGAGGCGTAGCCCTCCGTGCGGAACCCGCTCGCCCGGACGGCATTTTGCAGCTCCTCGACGATGATATCCCCGGCGGCGTATAAAAGCTCCTGCTGCGTTTCGTCGTCAAATGCGTTGGCCTTTTGGAGCGTCGCCATGATCTCATCCGTGCCTGAAAACGAGATCTTAGCCATATTCCGCGCCCTCCGTTTCGGCGATAAGCGCGATCTGCGTGCGGCCTGTTTCCTTGTCGTAGGTTTCCATGTCGATGGTCGCGATGTAGCCTGCTGCCTCCAGCGCGGCTTTCACGCGCTTTAAAAGCCCGGCGGCAAAGCCCTCGGCGAAGATGGAAACGGCGTACTGCACGCCGGTCTCGGCCTCTCCGCCCTCGGCGTAGAGCTGCCCGGACTGGCCGAGCAGCTGATAGGTGATGTAGGTTTCCTCCTCGCCCTTATAGGGTGGGTGGCAGACCGGAACGCCCAGGCTTGATAGCGCCTCATAGATCATCATGCGCCGTCCCTCCGTTTGCAGGTCAGCTCGATTTCCTCTGTTTCTTGCCCGTAGCTGCGGACGACGTCAAATACGTCGGAGCCGCAGACGAGCTGCTGCTCGCCGCCGTATTCCGCGCTGTGTATGCGGAAAATTGCGTCCGTGCGCTTGCCTGCTTGCGCGGCCTGATAATACTCGGCGCGGTTTACGGACTTTCGGGCAGCCCAGACGGTGGTTTCGCGTTCGAGCTTTTCCGCCGTCTGGCCGTTTACGATGGGGTAGGAGAACAGGCGCAGCGTGATCTGCGTGTCAAAGATCACAGCAAGCACCTCCTGCTCCGCCGCTGGCTTTGACTGCCCTGTAATCGTCGGACAGCCCCATAGCGTCGCGGATATCTGCAAAGCAGGTCTTCCATTCCTCGCCCCGGCCGCAGAAATCATGCTGCCAGCGGACGTATGCGCGGACGGCGTCCTTGACCAGCGGATCTTCGTCCGCTCCCTCTGCGCCCGCAAGGTGCAGGCGCATGAGGCAGGCGTCGATCTCGTCTTTGAGCTCGTCGTCAAGGGCGTTTGTGGTCAGCCGCAGGGCGGTTTTTGCAACGTTGATCAAAGCCAATTGTCATCCCTCCCTGTTGGCCGCGCTCCGTCAGGTCTTCTTCTTGGTCAGCGTGACGAGGCTGTTGACGTCGGCGCACGCGCCGTCGGCGATCTCGATGGCCTTTGTGACCTCGTCGTCGGTGTCCTCGTCGGTGTAGCGCTTTACCGTCATGCCCATGTTCTCGTTCCAGAGGTAGTACGCCGGATCGAACATAAAGGCGAAGACGGTGTCGGCCGTGACCGACTCCGCAAAGGCCGGCAGGTAGTCGCCGGTCAGGATGACCTCGCGGCCGAGGATGTAGTTGACGGGCTTGCCGTTGATGCCGTAGTTGACGCGCGCAACGGGCTGGCCGTTGTTGTCTACCATGCCGACGATCTGCGTCTCGAAGGTCTTCTTGGACATGAACCAGACCGCGCCGTCATATGCCTGCGGCAGCGCAGCTTCGGCCTTGCACAGATCCTTGTAGGTCAGAGCAGTTGTCGCGGCGGCAATGTCGATGTTCTGGCCGGTCGGGGCGGTCTCCGCAAGGATCCCCTTCGGCTGGCCGGAACCGGTGCCGTTGATGATGGCCTGCTCCTTCGCCTTTACCATCGCATTTGCGACGTTCCGGACAAACTGTGCCTCGAACATCGGGTATGCCATGATGGAAACTTCCAGCGACATGGAGATCGCGCAGCGCAGCTTGTGGTACGCAAAGACGATCTTGCCGGTCGAAGTCTTCTGCTTGTCAGAGCCCTCGCCCTCGGCGACCCAGGAGGCCGTCGGCTTGGCCGAGCTGGTCGGGACCTGGACGCCGCCCGCGTAGGACGTGTGTGTTACGCGCGGCAGGATCATGCCGATGGCTTCCATCTTCTCGTAGATCTTCTGGATGGTCGTGGTCGGGATGACGCTGCCGACGTCGGAGGTCTTGGTGTTGGCGTCCACGTTGGTCAGCTCTGCGGGGATCTTCTTGCCGGTCAGGACATAGTTCATAAAGGCCCGCTTGTACTCGTCGGTGTCGTACCGGTCGAGCACGTCCGGGGTCTTGGCGCCGCCGGACAGGTCGACGGACTGCGCGGCCGCAGCCGGAGCCGCTACTTTCTGGCCCGCAAGCGCGTTGAGGTTCGCCTGAATCTTGGCTTCCTCCTCAAACTTGGCGTCGAGGGCTTCGACTTCTTTCATCTTGGCCTGCGCCTCTGCGGTCTTGCCTTCGTCCAGCAGCTTCTGGGCGTCGTCCATGAGCTTCTGGCGCTGGATGTTGTAAAATTCCTTTGTCATTTCAATTCTCCTTTGAGTTTTAAAAATTTCAGTTTTGCTTCTGCCTGCGCCCGTTCGGGCATAAAAAAATCAGGCTCTGCGGCCTGACCTTTTAAAAAGTTTTCCGCGCGCCGGAGCGCGTCTTCGCTGAGCATGCCGGAATAAAAATCCGCTGCCAGCGGTTTCTGGCCGGTGTCCGGCTGCATCACGCGGTCGACGAGGCCGAGTTCTACGGCCCGCTCCGCTGTGATCCATGTTTCTGCGTCCATCATGGCGGCGATCTCCGCCTCCGGCCTGCCGGTCTTTGCGACGTAGGCCGAGATGATGGCGTGGTTGGCGTCGCGCAGCGTCCCTGCGGTGTGCTCCATCTGGCGGTAATCGCCGCTGGCCTCTGTCTGGACGTTGTGGATCATCATCATGCCGGTAGGCGTCATTTCTGATTCTCCCGCCATAGCGATGATGGACGCGGCCGAGGCTGCGAGGCCTACAATGCGGATGTGGACGCCGCCTGCGTAGCTGCGCAGGGCGGTGTAGATCTCGCTTGCGGCGAAGATCTCGCCGCCGCCGGAATTGATCTCGACTTCCGCCCGCTCGCCGTTGCCCTTGGCAAGTGCGTCGGCTACGGATCTTGGGCTCGTCGCCTCCATTCCGTAAAACTGATAGAGGCGGTGCAGGTTGCTGGATACGATGGGCCCGCGAATGCTGATCTTCATGTGGTTTCATCTCCTTTCTGCGTGGTGTTCCGGTCGACCGGCTGCGTGTCCAGTCTGCGGATCGGCTTGTCTCCGCCGTCTACCGGTGCAAGATTGAACGCACGCCGCCATTCGTTCGGCGTCAGCGCGCCTCGGTCGACCAGCTGCAAAAGGTTCAGCTTTGTCGAGGTCGACGCGAAATCCCACGCGGACGCCTCAAATACGATGCGATTCCCGCAGCCGCGCTCGCGCCGGGAGAATAGCTTGCGGGTGTACTCGCCGCTGAGCTGCTTCAGCACCGGCTCGATCTCGGCGTCAAAATACGCGCTCTGTTCGTCCTCCGTCGCAATGGACGTGACGATATGCGGGTTGGTGTTAAACAGGGCATAAATGCGCTGCGTGGTTTTGTCCATCTGGGCGGCGTTCGGGACGTAATCCTTCGGGTCAATCTGCTTCGCCTCTGCCTTTGCGTCTACGGCCGCGACGCCCGTGCCGTTGGAAACATTGAGGAAGCTGTCGGCAAAGTCCTGCGCGCGCTTCTTGATATCCTCCGCGCGCATGGAGGCTGCGAACATCAAAAGCCAGCGGATGACGGCGCTATTCCGGATGGCCTTGACGATGCCCTGATCCGTCGTGGTGACGATCTCCATCAGCGGCACAATGGCCGGAGCAATGGGGTCGCCGAAGATATCATTCTCGTAAAAGTCCCCGCGCAGGTGGATCACGTCGTCATAGGCAAATGTCAGCACATTGCCGTTCTGCATATAAAATTTCAGGTACAGGTTCCCGCCCGCATCGTAGACGGCGTCGGCCTGCATGGCCGCGACCGGGAAAATGGCGTTCGGCAGGCCGTTTTCATCCCGGAGGATGACGGCAAAGGCGTTGTTGTTGAGCACCAGCTGCGCGGCCAGCTTCTCCTGCAGCAGCTGGCCTGTCATGTACTGGTTCGGTTCCTCGAGCAGGAACCGGATATACGGCTCCGGATTTACGGCGAGCTTCCGCGCCGAGGCCGTGACTGTCTCCCGGATGTGCTTTGCCGTCAGCTTGCCGATGGCCTTGATCTTCGGCCGGATGCAGGCGCGGACGATGTCGGACTGATACATTTTGCCGTTGTAGCTGTAAAAGCCATTCCCGCGCTCCTGCACCATCTGCACGGTTGAAACGCGCTTGGTTGTCGTGATATTCGTCAGGAGGTTTTTAAAAAATCCCATTGTCTCACTCCTAGAGCATACTGGTGTATTCTGCCTGCTTCTGATCGTAGATCGTGTAGGCATCGAGCAGGGCCGCCGTTCCGTCAATGCGGCGCGTGGACTTGCTCGTTTTGTGCGGCTGGATATTGCCGTTTTTGTCCTCGTCGTAGGCGGTGTTTGCCATGCACCACTTGTCAATCGGGTTGTTGTTGTAGACGATCCGCTTGGACTCCAGATCGTTCCCGCAGCGCTTCATCGGCTCGGAAAGCGTTTTCACGCCTTGATGCACGGGGATCATGGCCTCTGCTCCAAAGTAGTCCGCCATGCTGTCCGTCCAGTAAGACGCCGACCATGCATCATAGCCGATAAAGGGTATAAAAATATCGAGGTCTTCCTGCACCTCGACAAACCATGCTTTGACGTCCTCATAGCGGATCTTGTTTCCCTCTGACAATCTGAGCAGCCCTCGCTCGTGCCACTTGTCGTATGGGATCTTGTCCTCCGTGACGCGCTTTTCCAATAGATCCTGCGGCAGCCAGTACATCTGCAGCACAAACAGGATCTCCGGCAGCTCCGGTACCTGGAACAGGACCTTCGCCGCCGTCAGGTCGGTGGTCTTGGACAGATCCGCGCCGCCTATGCCGTATCGCGGGTAGGAAAGCACGCGCTCCTGCACATTCCCGTCCGCCATGTAATGCTGCCAGATCAGGCGGCGGTTTTTCCTGTCGAGCTGGAAGGTGTCGCGGTTGTCCAGCTGCTCAAAGTTGAGCCAGGCTTCGCTGGAGGTCTCGCGGATGTTGAAATCCTTGCAGACGAGGTTACGGACGAGGGCCGGGTTTTTCTCCGCCCGCTCGACCCGCTCTTTGAGGGCCGTGTAGGACTTGATCGTCCCGAGGCCCGGATTTGCCTTTTTCCAGCAGTCCGGGTCCGTCCACTCGCTGCGCTTGTCGAGCTCGTAAATAAACGCGATCCGGCGCGGGTCGTGGTACCCGTCCGGATCTTCGTAGCCGTTGATGATGCGCTCGGCTTCTTCGTATTTCTCGTCGTAGATGTCTTCACGAATGGTGCCGGCGGTGGAGGTGATAAATCGCAGCGGCTGCGCGCGGGCCTGATCGCCGTCGGCAATGATGTCGTACAGCGGTCTGCCGTTTTTCCACTGATGGATCTCGTCCATCATGGCCCCGTGGATGTTGAGGCCGTCGAGCGTGTCGCTGTCCGAGGACAGCGGCTTGAATACGCCGTCGTTATAATCGCTGTCCACCTCGCCGACCAGACAGCGCGTCCGTTTGCGCAGCGCCGGTGATTTCTGCACCATGCGCTTTGCTTCCTGCCAGATGATCTTCGCCTGGTCGCGCTTGGTCGCGACGGCGTAGACCTCTGGGCCAGCCTCGCCGTCCGCAAGCTGGAGATACAGGCCGACGCCGGATGCCAGCAGCGATTTGCCGTTTTTCTTGCCGACGATGAGGATGGCCTCGCGGTACTGGCGGTTTCCCTCGATGTCGATAAAGCCAAAGATTGTCGCCAGCAGCGCCTTTTCCCACAATTCCAGCTTGACGAGTTGTCCGCCCGCCTTGCCCTTGGAGTGGTGGCAGTAGTTTTCAAAAAATTCTAGGACGTGATTGGCACGTTTCGGCGAGTAGTAAAACTCGGAGTTTTCCGCTCCCAGCTGCTCTACAACGTGCCGGTAAGTTTTCTGCACTTTCAGGCTGACGACCTCGCGGCCGTCCTGGATAGCCTGCCAGTATTCGAGGATGGGGTTGTAGGTCTCCGGGTAGCGCGTGAGCTTCATACCTCGTCACGCTCCCGGACGAAGCTGCCGAAGCCGTCGTCCTCCTGCTTCTGCGCGGTGTCCGGCTTCGGCAGGAGCGCCGTGAGCTGCTTGATGATCTTCTGGTAGTTCGCGTTTGTCGAGTTGTATGCCTGCCCGATGGGCCGGGCGCGGTCATATGGCTCGAGCCGCTCCGACTGCTGGAATTTCTCCGTCCAGCCGTTTTCCCGCAGGTCGTCCGCCATGTCTTCGCACTCGATGCGCATAAAGGCTGCCTGATCGATGAGTCCCGCGACAGTCCCGGCCGCTTCCTTCGGCAGATTCCGGTAAAGCTTTTTCAGGCGCGCTTTCTCCGCGCGGATCCGCTGTTCTTTGGTTTTTTCCCGCTGATTCGCCACAGAAAACGCCTCCTTTTCGCGTGATTTTTGCCGTCTGTCCGCGCGTGCGCGTAGATTACTTATCGCCGCGCTTTTGTAGGGGGGCCTCGCGAACGGCCTGCGTATTCTTCCGAGGTAGGGCGTGCGGTGATTCAGCCGGTGCCCCGGCCTCGCGCGACGGGGGGGATCGGGTCGCCGGCGGCGTCAAAGTAAATTTTTTGCGTCAGAGATTTTGCGACGCCGTGCCCGTCAAACTGATCGTGGCAGTCCTTGCAGACGAACTCGAGGTTGGAGTAGGACAGGCTGATGTCCGGGTCGGTGATGTTGTCCGGCGTGAGCGCCCGCTTGTGGTGGACGATATAGCCCGGCTTGTCCCGGCACTCTTCGCAGAGGCCGCCGTCGATGGTCCGGCGGAACTTGATATACCCGGCGCGGCATTTCTTCCAGCGCGCGGATGCGTAAAAGCACGCGGCCCATGGCTGCATCCTGTTCCCTCCAATTCTTCACGCTATCACTGTAGCACATTTTTTTGGCCCTGTTGGCTCAATTTTTGCGATAGCCAAGCTCCCGCGCTGCTTCGTATACAAAACGGCTATACATGCGCTTGGCTGTCGACTGGCTGACATGCACCCGGCGCGCGGCGGATTCCAGGCTTTCCCTCGGCCAGATCCATGCGTGCAGGCGCACGACCTCCAGCACGTCGGCTCCGTCCCGCCATGTCTGTGCTGTATTGATCGCGGCTTGCACGGCAGCATAGTCCTCGTACTCCCGCGAAGATAAAACGCGCACAGCGATATCCTCGACGGCGCGCCCGGAGGAGTGTCCGCCCGGCTGTGCAGAATACCCCGGCGTGATCTTCTGACGGCTCATGTCCCGAACCTGTCTGTCCAGTTTCGGGTATTCGCCGATGGTGCGGCAGACGTTCCAGTACCACCAGTATCTCGGCTTTGACACTTTTCCACTTCCTTCCTGCTTCGTTCTAAAACCTTACGCATATACAAGGCTTAATTTAAGCGGCTCCCGTTCCGCTTGTGCTCTTTTGGATCAACTACATATTTATAGCATTGATACCCGTACTTTGTTGTCCGGGCCTCGACTAAGATGTAACCGCGCGGGGCGACGGGCGGATGCTTGAGACTGTACTCGCGCACGGCCTCGGTTGCTGGCTCCGGCTCCGGCCGGACGCAGTTGCGGCTGGCTTTGTACCGGTGTCCGCCGAACTCTTTTCTCCAATGCGCGTGCAGGTAGTCGGCCAGCGCCTTATAATCCCGGCCGTGGTCGACTTTGCTTCCATTTTCGTCCATGTAATAATTGTGTTCCCGTAAATGCCGAACCTCGATCACGCTGCCGAGGCCCCAGATCCTGCCGATCTCCTCCTCCGGAATGCCGTCCGAGATCATGTGCAGATGGAACCGGCTCGTTGACTTGCCCTGTCCGTAGACGATCACGATCTTGGCGTTTGGGTATTTATATAGTAGGCGGCGGTAGAATCTGTCCCGGATGAGTTTCATTTCTGTGGCAGTATGTACCTCGTTCTCGGCGTCGAGCGTCAATGTGGAATACAGGCTGGTCGGGCCGAAGTTGGCATTGACGAGCGCTTCCAGCTTTGCCTCGGAGATCTTCCGGTTGAATTCGTCCTGCTCTTCCCGTGTCTGGAAGCGCGGTTTTTTGGGCTTGCTGGTCTTTTTGTCCGCACCGTCGGACACGGTATAAACGATCTGCGTACATACCGCCCCGGTAAACAGCCTGCGCTTGTGCCTCTTTGCCATCATCCACACCTCTTTCTCCCGGGCGGACAGAGCCGTCCGCCCCTACAGGTCTTCTGCCCGCTCAAAGCGTGGCCGGAGATTCCGGCCACAGTTTCAGCGATCAGTTTTCTCGCGCATTTCCTTTTCTGCGTTCTCTGTTTGCGTTATCGGTGGAAAGCCGAATGCCGCCCTGATTTCGTTCACGGTGTTCTTGCGGAATACATCTTCTTCTTTCTGCATGATGGCTTTCCAAGCAGCTTCGTCCAGCGCCTCAAGCGTTACTTCCGCTTGACGCTTCAGGCTGCGCAGCTTGAAAAATACCAGCACGCCCAGCGCGATCCACTCCAACGTGGCAGCAAGCTCCAAAATCTCAATGATCATTTTCTTCTCCTTCTATCCCTTCCAGTGTTGCTTGGCAGTATTGGCATTGGCGCGGCAAAACGCGCTTCACGCCGCCATTTTTCCAGACTTCGATATGCGGCTTCTCCGGCCTGCCGCAGACCGGGCAGCGGTAGACACGGAAGATATCATCCCAGCGCCACCAATTCCCGGTGCTGCACAGCTGCTTCGCCGCGTTTTTAAGCAGCACGGTATAGCAGTCCGGCACATCCTCCGGGAACCATCCTGCGATGGGGCCGCCGTTCAGCAGGCACTTGTCGCAGTCGTCCGCCCTGCACGCCCCTATTGCCTGCATGATCTCCGCAAAGCTCATGTCCTTTTTGCCAAGCCGCAGCGCTTCCCGGCGCTTGTCTTTCTTACTCATTCCTGCGCCGCCTCCATTTCCTTGCGCTCCTGCATAAAGCCGTGCAGAAACAGCTCCAGCAGAGCGGCGGCGCGGTTGGTCAGCTTGGTGAAGTCCTTTTTGCTGATCTGGAGCTCGCCGGTCGTGACGACCTCCGTGTCCACACTGCCGATGATCTGGATCGTCGGATTCGGCTCCAGCGTCTTTGAGCCGTCGTCCTCCACCCGGTAGAGCGGCGGCGTAGAACGCTCCATAATGATCCGCGGCGGGTAAGTCTCGCCGTGGAAACTCGCGTCCCAGAATTGGCTGTCATAGTACGCGACAAAATTGTCGAGGTCGCGCGCAAAAGTTCCCATGATTTCTGCCATTTTAATGCTCCTTTCATACTTCCACGCACTCATTGGCGCGGATATTGATTCTTTTGCCTCCGGACTCGATCACATATCCTGGCGCTTTGAACATTGGGTACCGCTCCGCCCAGTATGTGGCTCCGATCCTTGGCTGGTATTCCGGCCATACCGGGACTTTGGCCGTTATGCGGATTCGGACGAGCCTGTGCGGCAGGCGCTTTTCTCCTTCCGGGCTCTCGGTGCGCAGGCCATCCAGCTCCTTTGCAAGCTCCCGGCGGCGCAGCTCCAGTCTTTCTGCCTGCACTTTCCCGCGGCACTCCTTCGAACAGCACCTTGTCTCCATCGTGATCGCGCTTGGCACTTTGTAAAATGTGGCCCCGCAGACCTGGCAGACCAGCGCGACCTTGTTGGATTTGCCCATAGTTTCACACTCCTTCGTCTGGGGGCCGGTATTCCGGCCCCCGTAGGCAGGACGGGCTTTCACCGCCTGCGCACCGGCGCGCCGCGCTCGCTTGTCAAACGCTGCGCATTTCCGGGCGAGCCGCCCTTGACTGCCGTCAGGCGGCTTATAAAAAGGAGGCAAGCGATGCACGGGGCCTATGCGATACCCCGTGTGGGATGACGTTTTTGCGCACGTCTCACGCGCTTTCCCGGCGCACGTGCTTGAGGGATTTTCCGTGCGCCGGGTGCAAAGCCGGGGTGATCCTCCCGCAGCCGTCTCATGGCGGAGCGCCTGCGGCATAAGTCCGATAAAATATGGTTCCCCGGCTGATTGCCTATTCCTTGGTGCTGATATCCTTGTGCAGCAGGCCGTCCGCGCCCTTGACGAGCGGCAGCGCCCTGCGCCGCACCTGCTCATCCGGATTCCAGCCGCATTTCAGGCAGCAGGCCGTCGTGCGGTTCATGCAGGCGTTCCCGCTTTTCGGCAGGCCGCATGGCATTCCCGTCCGGCATTCGTTTTTTTCTTCCGGCATGTTTAAATCTCCTGTATGTCGATTCCAAATTTTGACCGCATGAATTTCCGGTTGCGCAGATACTCCTTTGTCCGCGTCGGCTTGGACTTCACATCTTCGACGACGAGCTTGCCGCCGAATTTGTACGAAAAGTCCGCCGTGTACCGCACTGCGCGGATGCGCTCGCCAGTCTCGGTGATGTAACTCTCCTGCAAGGTGAACTGAGGTTGCAGGCGCAGATCGGAGATAATGCCAGCCCGGAGCATCACCATCAGCTCGTCATACCGCCGGGCTTCCTTCTGACTGTCGAAGCGCAGCTCTCCACGTTCGGCGGGCGCGCTGTGATACTTCGAGGCCTTCTTCGGCGCCGCGGCAGCCCCCGGCATCTGCTGCCGTGCATAAAGCTCCCGCATCCTCGGCGGCATGTCCGCCATGGATTCAAACCGCAGTCCGCTCATTCGGTCACGCCTCCCGTATTTGTCTGATATTCTCCGTAGCTGCAAAAATCCTGCCCGTTTGTATTAATATCGTGCTCGAAACAGTGTCCGTTCGGGCTGTCGACAATGCCAACGTTTCTTTTCCAGGCGTCGCAGTCCCTGCACCGCACCACCGGCTCGGCATCCACAGTCGGTTGATCTTGTACGAGGCGCGGAAAAAATGTTTCTCCCCAATTACTCATGATTGGCAGTGTCTTAATCTCTGCCAGAAGCCTGTCGGCATCAATCAGCCGCATCGCTGCGCCTCCGTCCATCTTTACATGGAGAACAAAACAATCTGTCAAACCACGATACTTTCCCACTGCCACCAGTAGCGCATTTCTTCGACTGACAAGTCTTATTTTCTTTGTGGTAATAGATGCAGCCTTTACACGGATTTCGCATTATTCTGCACCTCCATCCATCTTCTCGCTGCATAGTCTGCAATAATAGCTGTCGTTAGATTCTGCGTTGCCGCATTCACTACAAGTGAATACACCGTCTTCATGGTGAATCCACCGCCCATGTCGCACCTCCGCAACGTCGGCAGTGCGCTGACGAAGCAGGAGCGTTTTCACCCGCTGAGGTGTCCAGTTCGGATTTTCCGCGTTGCAGGCTTCAAAATCTGCCAGCGCCGCCTCGCGGCTGATGTAATCACTCATCATTTACCCTCCTGTTCCATGCCTCAACCGCTTCAATGTATGCGTTCGTGTTCCATGCTGTTTTCAGGGCAACGGATGTCCCGCATTTCCTGCACTTTACATTGAGCGTCATAATCTTTTTCCCGAAATTACACGAACCGCCTGTTTCTTCTACGTCACCGCCGCAGAACGGGCACGGTTTCAGTTCAGCCATCCTTCTTGCCCTCCATTTCCTGCAGCGCCTTTTTGGCCTCCTCGCGGGTGAGGAAAACCGTCTTGCCGACATCACGTGCATCCATAACGCCGCAGCGTGATGTGTTCAGCAGAGTTCTCCCATTAAGCGTGCTTATATCTGTCACAGTAAAACTGTAAACTTGCTCGACCGGGTGACTACAGAATGTCCAAAGCCCGTCGCCCACCTTGCACGGCAGCACGACCACGCGCCCGTCCTTGTCGGCCTCGGCAAGCCCGCGGAGGCGGCTAGTCTCCACGCCCAGCGCCTGCGCTGCCAGATTTATCATCGTATCCTCCGTAAACGGAGCCTTGATTTCCTCCGGCGTCAGCCCCGTGTCCTCGTAGGCTGCGAGTCGCTCACACACCGCTATTTCAAACGGGCAATCCTTAATTTTGCACCCTCTGCCGTAGCACGGTTCTTTAAAGCAGCGCGGGTAATAGGCGTGTTTATACGATGATTCGTTCCATTTAGTCAGTCGCTCCATAACTCTTCCTCCACATACCGCCAGCTCTGCGGCGGGCGCGTGATTGGCCCAGGTGCCAATCCGAATTTCGTCTCCCGCAGGCCGGTAGACTCCCACAGATCGCGCGGGTGATCGTAAATTTTGAGATTGGAAATGTGCCAGCCGTAGCCAACCGCAGCACCGAGATACTGGTGCAGCTCCGCAGGCTCCAGGCAGGTTGGCCGTGCAATGTCCGATGGGATTCTTCTCGCGCCGTTAATGTTGATGATCTCATCGCACAGAAATTCCCCGATGACTTTGCCGTTTCCGCATTTGTAGATATAGCACTTAAACGGCGGGTTCATCTTCGGGCGCGTCTTGCGCACCTCAATGGTCTTCTGCCCGGTCACGATCTTCTCACACCACTCCGGGCGAATGCTGATCAGTACAGCTTTACTCATGCTTGCCTCCTCCCTCCGGTGCTTCCGGCAGCGGCATCCAATGGGTGATTTCCACTGCCTCGTCTACAAGATCAATCTCATCTTCCCCGTATTCTGCCAACAGATCGAGGACTACAGGAGAATCCCAATACCATCTCCCTCTGTAAAAGCACGCAGTATCAGAAAACGGAACGCCCTTTATTTTTTTGTAGTACGGCTCTGGTTCTCTGTTCACCCACACCACGTTTACAAGTGTTCGTTCCTCCGGCGGCCGCTCCGTCACCGGAATCCACCGCTGTTTCTCCCGCAGCGCCGCGTTCTCGGCGGTCAGGCGCTCGATGAGGTCGGCTGCGTCCATTCCAACCTTGTCAACGTCGCAGCTTGTCCATGTGTCCACTCCCAGCTTCTCTTTTTGCTCGGCTGTCATCTGCTCGGTCTTCCAGTATGGACATTTTTCGCAGTCTCCGGTCGGTCCGCCCGGTGTAGACGCGCACCGCAGCGCCTGCACGATCTCCTTCCCCGTCATGTTGTGCCCTCCATCGCCTTCCCCCACGCGGCTAGCTGGGCGCGGATGGCTGCGCAGAGCTTTCCGGCCTTATCCTCGTCCTTGATGTGGGAAATGGCCTGTGTCAGCTGGTTAAAGGCTGCCTGCCACTGGTAGAAATACAGCTGTGCAGCCGTTACGTCCTTGTCGGACATGGCGAGCTTTCTGCGCAGATCCTCGATCTCTCCGGTCAGACGCTCCTTTTCCGCGTCCGAAGAGGCGGTTTCCGCCATTGCCTTTGCCGCCGCCTCATCCGGCGCGATCATCTCCAGCAGCTGCTCGCCGCACATCCACACCGGGCCGCGCGGCCCCTGCTGCTTGCGAATGATCTCCGTTGCCTCTTGCAAATATTGATTTCCCATGTTATACTCTCCTTGTACTTAACTTGTTATGGGGAAGTGTAGGCTTCTCCGCCCTCGTCCGGCTGGAAACGGGCGAGGGCATTTTTTATCCGAACATCCTGTCCGGCTGGTATCCAAGCTTGGCCACGCTTGCCGACTGGTGGTATTCCGGCCGCTTGAAGCTGTAGCCCCAGCGCTTGGCCGCCCAGAACAGGGCCGCCGTTTCATCCGCCGCGTGGACGGTCAGCTGCCGCCCTGCGTAATCCACCACGAAATAGTGCTTGCCGGTATATCCCGGCTGCTCGACGATATCCGTGCGCTTCGCGGGCTGCTCGCCTGGGTAATTGATGCTATTTTGCCGCATAGCTTTTGCCCCTCCTGTCTTTGTTTGCCGCCCGCTCGATCTGCCGGATGGCGGCTATGTCCGGCTCCAGACTGATCTTGTCCCGGTGGTTTACATCATAGATGTGGTTCCGGATGCTCTCATAGAGCGTCCAGCTGCAGCAGCGTGCGCTGCATCCCGGCTCCCGGCCGCGGCAATCCTTCGCGCACGGTGACGGGATCTGCCGCATACGCGGCGCGTAGATCTGCGCCGTCATAGCGCTTCGTCCTGCACGCACAGGAGCCAGTACGCCAGCTTTTGCAGCCGCGTCTCCTGCGCCAGCAGCGCGTCCGTTGTTTCGTGGTCGACGCGCGGCATCTCGCACAGGAGCGCCCGATCATTCTTGAGATCGTCCGCGTAGGCGTTCACCGCCTCGATCACATCCGCCATCTGGTCAGGGCGGAAGTCGACCGTGATCTTTCGCTCCTTCACAGGCATATCCCTGTAAAAAACGTCATCAGCGACACGCCGCCGAGGACGGCGGCGATCTCCGCCGCGCTGGCGCAGCCTGCGATGATGCACAGCGCGAAGCCCACGCCCGACAGCCAGATGCAACCCACCTTCGCCAGCCGCCGCATGGCCTTGCGCCACTGGTAGATCGCCCGGATTCTCTCCCGGCGCTCCTCCAGGCTTTCCCCTTCAGGAATTTCCGGCGGCTCATATCCGATCCTCCGCTCTGCAAGATTGGTTCTCATTCTGCCAACTCCTTCCTCCATACCGGGCTGTCCTCCCGGTTCACGCAGTAGCGCATAGTTTCCTTGAATTCCTCGCCTATTCCCCGCTGGCAGAACGCGGCATAAAATATGTTCAGGATTCGCGCGGCAGCAGCGCTCAGTTCCAGCGCGCTGCCGGATAGCGCAGATACCGTTTTTTTGCCGTCCATGCCGATCTCGACGTGTACCTTCCCGTTATCCATTGGTTTCCTCCTTCGTCTCCGGCAGGCGTTCTGCCGATTTCACCAGCGCCAGAAGTCGCTTGTATTTCTTCACCTTTTCCCGGTCGCACTTTGCGAGGTGTGCAGCCCGTTCGGTCATTTCCTCGTTCTCAAATTTGGCTGCGGCGAGCGCTTCGGCCTCATTGTGGGTCGCGATCACAAGCAGCTCCAGCGTGTGCTTCAGCTCAAACCAATCGTCTCCGCTGAGAATCAGTTTCCGCATTCCGCTTATCCTCCTTCGTCTCCTGCATCCGCCTGACGATCCGCGCCAGACGGGCATTTTGTGTCACGAGCTTCTGCGCGTCCAGATCCAGCCCCTTGCGCTTCAGCCCGCCGATGATCTGCGCCGTCTGGCACTCACAGACCAGCGCCGCCTCGATCAGATCATGCATCTCCTGCGCATTCAGCGTCAGGGTGTATGTACGGGCATTTGCCATGGTTAATAGCCTCCTTCGTGTTCCAGCAGCCAGTTTTTCAGCTGCACCTGCGCGGTTGCAAAGCACAGCTCCGCGTCGCAGTCCTGGACGTTGACAAGTTCTTCGTCGTCCCCGTCGTAGGCGGTTCCCCTCCGCCACACCCGGACGCCCCAGTCCGTTACCTTGCTGTAGGTGATCTCAAGGTGCATCGGGTAGGTCTTCACCTTCTCGGCAAAAAACTTGAGGAAATCATCCATTCCGCTTCTCCTCCTTCTGTTCCTGTTCCCGGCGGTATCGTTCCGCCGCCCAGTGGGCAAAGGCATCGATCACGGGCTCGCCGTTTTCTTCGCCGGGACGCTTGTATTCAAAAGTCTGGCCCGGGAGAAATCTCCCGTCCGGCCCCCGTTTCCCAAAAACGGCGATCATGATCTCACGCCTCCTTCCGCTCCTCCTGCTTGCCTTCCTTCGCCAGCGCCATGCCATAGGCGATATCGCTCAGACGCTGCATCTGCGCGGGCGTCAGCTTCTCGGTGCTTTTGTTCAGGTTTTCGATTGCCTGCTTTTCCTTCTCGGACATTTTTCTCACCTCACATTTTTGTAAGTGTGTTAGCAATTTCTTAAGCTGCTTACATCATACACTAAGCCAATTAACTTGTCAAGCCCTATTTTTTTAATTAACTTAATATTT